GGAACCTATACCGTCGCTACTCCTGCATATATTTATGATAACATGTGTATGATTTCATTGACAGACAATTCTCGTGGCAACAACTCCCTGCCACAGAATGCATGGCGGTTTGATTTTGAAAGGCCGCTTGTAGTGCTGCAAGAACTTCAGGAAGCACAAAATCAACTAATGCAAAAAATAACAAATGGAGTGCCTCCAACTACTCCTAATGTTACTGGACAACAAGTTGGCCAAACATCTGGGCAAGCTAATCAAGCTCGAACAATTAAAGCAGCAGGAGGATTAACCGTAGGACCAGGAGTTCCTCTTCGTGCTATTCCTGGACAAACAGAACGAAACTATCCAGCCATACCACCTCCCGGTAATTTCCCATATCGGGGAATTTCGTGACAACGATAATCCCTTTCATTCCATCAAACATTCAAGCCCCTACATTTCCTCTTACATTAGATGGAAAGAAATGTAATGCTGTAATTACTTGGAATATTTCTTCGTTGCGATATTTTGTGAATATCTATGATTCAAATGGTAATTGGATTATCACTACTGCTTTAGTTTCTTCTCCACCTGCTCGAAACGCTATCAGTGCAGTGTATGATCCTTTTCTAAATATCATCACTGTAGAGATGCACATATATTCCGGGTGGCCTATTCCATATGCTGGTCTAGCTACTAAACCAGGAACTATGATAGATTATACTTTAGAAGGATTCCAACCAGCAACTTACAATGGGAAGTTTCGGTGTCTGCATGTTCTTCCTTTGATGTTTACTTTTCCTATGGCCACTGATCCTGGACCACTTATTATCTTAGGAACTGTTAGTCGATTGCTAAATATGGTTGATCCTGTAATGAAAGTGTCTTCAATGGTTTATCGCAATGGTGCGTTTGAAATCAGCCCATAGGGTGTCCCATGAGTCGGTATGATCATCACAAAAATCCATTCACTTATCGCCTGAACCAATGGGCTCAGAAACGTATTACTGAGCACCTTGAGCAAATGGCGAAGAATATGCCTGCCCATGTGCAGAAGATGGAAAAAGACTTCATGCACATGGCGTTTGAGAATAAGAACAGTATTTTCACCATGCCAGTGGTGAAGATGCCTCAGCAGTTTTCAAGATTTGGTCGTGAGCCTACCCAAGAAAAAGATATGGGTATGGCAGTTCCTAGCGGCTATTACATGGGAGGTGTATCTGCCTTCTCCGGTGGCAGAACTAACTTCTATCCACGTGGAAATCTATCCTCGCTGAGCTTCCAACCGGTAAGTAATCTGCAATCTCCTAACCGTGACTATGATCAGCATTGGGAATGCGGTGGTCCTAATGGCTGGCGATGCAAGGTTATGGAAAAGCAGTCCTTGATGGACTCCTTAACGGGAGGGAGCGGTGCTGGGAATGCAGGAGGTGGAGCTGGAACCGGTGGGGCGAGCACTGCGGCCTCGTCCAGATCAAGACAGATAATGGCGCAGACGCATCCTATTCAGTTTGCATCTTCTGGTACAACTAATGGATCAAGTAGTGGTGGTCAGCAACAGCAACAACAACAGGATGATTTTACTGAGTTTAGCTTTGATAAGGATGGTCAAGCGATTATGCAAAGTAAGGATAAGAAGCATTATCTCAAAGTGAACCAGAAAGATAAGAAAGTCATGCTTACTGGTGAGGGAGATAGCACCGTCTTTGGGAAGAGCAATGCATATCTGAATTCTGGTGGTGGAATGTGTGTTCTTAATCCTAATGGGGAATCTGAAGAAAGCGGGGCTGGTTGGGATAGTAGTCAGAAAGGTATTGGAAAGGGAGCTGGTAGTTCAAGTGGTGGTAATGGAGTAAGTTCACCGACTGTTATGGCTGTGAATGGTCATGCCATGACAAGCCCTATCCCTATGGCTGGTCCAGCAATTGAATCTCGAGCATCGGTTAATCCTTTGGACAGTGGTGGAGGGGGTGGTGGCGGAGGCGGGGGCAAGGTATACTTAGGCGGTGACCCGAAGAAAGATAAATTCTGCCTTGTTCAAACCATCTGTGGTCCTAGCAAGAATGTATATGCTAAAATAGGCTAAGGCAGGGGTAGCCTAGGGCAACGTAAGCGCCTTACAACCTTCTTTGTGTGGCACGCTGGCGGGTCTTATATGCGTACTTATGGGCGCACCCAAGACGTACTCTCTGGCAAGAAGACGTGGTGGGTTGTCACTACGGATCCTGGCGGGTATAATGATTCTGTTTATTTAACCGATCTTGCCCAGGTATGCAAATTGAATTTAGGCGAAAGCCCGTTCTTTGCTGATTGGGGAATACCAGCCCATCCATCAGTAATGACACAAGTGTTTCCGAACTTCTATATGGCTAGAATACAGCAACGATTTGCTCCTCGATTTGCGGCATGTATTCTCACACCATTACCAGTAGAACAGGGAACTGCTGATAGCTTCGCTGTGGGTCAAGGAGGAGCTCCTGCACCACGATACTATATCAACGTCCTCACAAATTACGGAGCTCGTATAGGAGTTCACGTTGCCCCGGACTTTCCTACAGAACAACCTATTTAAAGTTTAAATGCCATGGCAGTTCTTCCACTTGTAATGACTGATCAAGGCTTGCAACCGGCTGCTCCAGCAGACTTGCGGGCAAGCTTGATTGCACTTGTTGCAGCTACAGTCCCAGACTACACGGCGAACCTACCAGGTTCGCTTATCGAGGATATCTCAAGTACTGATACGTTTGCCTTGGTAGAGAGCGATAGCTTTCTCGTAGACCTTGTAAACTCGGTGACGCCCTATGGAGCCAATGCTTTTCTTCTTAACCAACTTGGCATTCTTTATGGAGTTGATCAGCAACCTATTACGAATACTTCGGTCTATGTCGTATTTAGTGGTCCTCCTGGTTATATTATCGCTCAAGGGTTCGTTGTTGGTGACGGAACTTATCAGTATATATGTCAGGATGGGGGAATCTGTGGTATAGATGGCAATACACTTCCTATCTATTGCTTAGCCACGGTCCCAGGTGCTTGGGAAGTTTTAGCGAATACTGTAGTTCAGATGCTAACCTCAGTCCCAGCATCTATTCCATTAAACGTCACCAACCCGGTTAGTGGAATTCCTTCCTTATCGGGTGAGCCTATCAGTATTTACCGTGAGCGCTGTTGGACGGCGGGTCTCGCTGCATCTACCGGTATGGCTCGCTATTTGAAGACGCTAGTGGGGAATATACCCGGTGTTCAAAATCGATTGGTAGCTGTTCAAACAGAAGGTGATCAGTATGTCGTGATTGTTGGTGGTGGTGATCCTTTCCAGGTTGCTCATGCCATCTGGCAAGCAGATTTCTATACGCCTGGACTTACTGGAGCTACACTTAAGATTGCCGGGATTATTAATGGAAATCCTACTACTATCGTTACGAGTAATAATCATAATCTAGTAACTGGTGATGTGGAACAGTTCCTTGGGATTGTAGGAGGACCTTCACATCTTAACTTCCAGCAATATCCAGTGACGGTTACAGGCGATCAGACATTTACTATTCCTATTGATAGTACTCCTTGGGGTCCATATCAGTATGGTGGCACCATAACTCCTAATCCTATCAATGCATACGTAACCGTATCTGATTTTCCTGATTCATATGTTATTCCATTTGTCATTCCGCCACAAGAGCGGGTCGCTATGGTAGTTACTTGGGATACAGATTCCCCTAACTATGTATCGCCAGAAGCTATTGCTCAGGCAGCTATACCGGAGATAGTCGATTATATTAACTCCTTACCGGCAGGCACAACGCCCATCAATATGAATGTACTGAACAAGGTATTTCTTGATTCTATATCCAGAATCCTGGTTGGTGAGTTTGTTGTCGATTTGGAATGGGCTATTACCATTAATGAAGTTGCTAGAACTCCTGCTGCTGGGACACAAACTATTTGGGGTGATCCTTATAGCTACTTCTATACTCAAAATGGCAGTATTCAAGTTCTTAAGAGAACAACATGACACCGATGTTCATGTTGATTCCTGGCTATGCGGACATAGTTTCGTCCGCTGGTCTTTCTGTCTTGGTTGCGAATCCTGCTATTAATCATAATGGTGGAGTAATTGTAAATCCATTAGACCCTTTTCATCAAGGCATTTACGCCGGGGCTGCTGAGTCACTATTCGTTAACCTGTTGGGAACTGCTACTCCTAATCTTACTGCGCCAGGGACAATAGAATTGGTTCCTGGTCAATGGTTTCAGGTTCCAAAGAATACATCAGTTTGGGTATCTGCTAGAACTGCTGGTCATAAATTTACAGCATTCTTCTCATCACAGTATAAAGTTCCATATCCACCGACTATTGTTCCTGGCCAACCTACCGGTCCTATCACAGGTGGTAGTGATGAAGTAGCAATAGGAGCAGAGCCTGGGTCTATTCCTTTTCCACCACCGAACGTAACCGGGTTGCAGACTGTAATTCCATCATATTTATATCAGCAATACACAGATGATGATGACTGCCAAGGGTTTGTTGATTCACAAAATATAATGCAACAGGATTTTGTTGATACATTCAATGCTTTAAATCTTCCTATTTATACTGGTCCAATAGTTCAAGGATTGTTATTAGATTGGGTTGGTCGTGGCCTATATGGAATGTCTCGACCAGCACTTGGTCAAGGCTATTTCAATCTATATGGTCCATTGAATACTTGGGGTTGCAACTTTCTCGGTCCACCGTGGTTTATTTATGATAATACTATGCAGGTCACATTTGGCCTGAATGAGATTGGGTTGTTTGGTCCATTCCAGGTATATCTAACTGATGACGATACTTACAGGCGTATTCTAACTTGGCACTTCTTTAAAGCAGATACCAAGTATTGTGATATACGATGGTTGAAACGGCGTATATGGAGATTTCTCTATTGTATGGATGGAAAGTCTACGGACTGGGCATGGGATCCTATGGTTGGGGGTCCACATCCTTCTGGGGTTGCAGATCCTGACGATGCCTTTATTGCTGATACCTTTCAAATAAGTGTTCTGTTTGGACCTGATAGAAACTGCACTATTCGCTTTGTTCTTAATGACCGTACTGTAAATCAGCCTACTGGTGGACATATGGCGAATTGCTTTGGACCTAATGGGTTTGAAGTAGCTTTTGGAAAACCTCTAAGACCACCAGTGACTGATGATAATGGTGGCATTTGGGATATAGGGGTAGATAAAACACCATCAGGTGGAGGAGTTAATTGGCAGTTTGATTCATATAAAGCTAGTGCTACTGGCACGAGTGTTGCGGGAACTTCTTATATTAATCTGACCAGTGTGGTCGGTACAATTACGAATAACTGTTCAATACATGGGTCTGGTATTCCAGATGGGGTTACTATAGTAGATCAGGTTTCTGGAACAATCGGCGGAGCTGGTCAATACTTAACTAGTATGCAGATAAATATATCTTCAACATCTTTGTGGTTTGGAACAGGAATATGGGAAGAAGTGGGTGGTGGTGGGGCAAGTGTGTCACCTGGAGGAATTTACATTAATCATATTGAAACCAGCTATCAACGCTTACCTCCAATGCCGTTTATGAATATATTTAAACAGGCGTTGGATCTGGGAGTTCTGGAAATGCCATATCAGTTCAACTTCACCTGCACCATAGGGTAAGAAGTCATGACAATCTTATTTGCCAACAATGCTTCTACCACGGTTGCTGGGAGCATTACCGCATCTTCTACTACTGTCAATTTGGCAGCAGGAACTGGTATGTTCTTCCCTCCAGTAGCAACTGGAAGTGGAAATTATTTCTGTGCAACCTTCTATGATCAGGCAACAAAAACCATTAACGAGATTGTTCATGTAACTAACCTGAGTGGTGACGTTGCTACGATTGTTCGTGGCCAGGAAGGCACCACGCCAAGAGCCTGGACTTCTGGCGATATTTTTGCGAACTTAGTCACTGCTGGGACGTTGCAGGCATTCGTTCAGGCAGGAATTATTGCTGCTAATACTGAGATTGTCTATACTGGCATTGACGTTTCTGTTGATCCACATCATATTGTTTGTAATACGGTTCCTGTACCAGCATCTTATAATACGGGAATGGTATTTACTATCAAGGTCGGTGGATCTTGGCCTGCTGGAGTTAACGCGAACTATGGACCAATTGACCTGCAACTCAATGGAAATCCTGGAGTATTAGCCAAGCGTACCGATGGCTCGGATATGATTCCTGGTAACCTTATCAAAAACCAAGAATATCTTTTTATGTATAATGGGACATTCTTTTCAACTACATTCCCACCTATACCGCAAGCACCTCCACAATATACATTTTATGTTAGATCAACTGCGGCTAGCACTATCGATTCAAATGGTATTGAAAGTGCTAGTGGACTTGCTAACACAGATACAGATGCATTCAAATCAATCCAGGGAGCTATTAATACTATTAAGAATAGATATATTTCTGCTCTTACCATTACCATCAGAGTGGCTGATGGTACTTATACGAGCGGCTTTGCTGATAATACTCAGTACATCGGCGCTTGGAGTATTGTTGGAAACAGTGCTAATCCAGGTAACGTGAATATTGTTTGTACTTCAACAAACCCAGCTACCTATATCCCATATGCTCCAGTAGGAGTTTGTGTCGGAGTGGGAGCTGTCTCTGTTATGTATGTACAGGGAATGAGCTTCCAGTCATATGAGCAACAGTGTTTGGTCGATGGAGTTCTACAACTTTATAGTTGTCATTTTACTTCTCCTATTACCGGTTTAGCATGTATTGATTCTGCTGGAGTGTGCAATGTCTATGGATATTGCCAGTATTCAGGACCTAATTCAGTTTCATCTATCTTTGCAGCACACGCAGGAGGACAAATATCTCTTGGCTATTATGATCCCTATGTTGGAACTACTGTAGGTCTTCAGTTTACTATTGTAGGAAGTCCTATTTGCACAGTAGGAGTCTTTCATGCCTTTGAAGGAGGCACTGCAAGTATATATGATATTGTCTGTACCTTCCCAGGTGGAACAGTCATTGGGCCTGATTTTACATTCGCAACCACTGGAGGTGGAGGGTTCTGGACATCAAACATCGGTGCTCTCCCAGGTAATTCAGCAGGAGTTGTAACCACGGCTTCGTATGGTGATCCTGGTGGCTGGCTAACTCACGGATAAAGGACAACACATATGTCTGTTCCTGTTCAAGGTCTCGCAACCCAGACTTCTGCGACGGCAGGCATTCCTGTCAACGCTATAGCTGCAAATCAGTCCGGTGGCTATATTGTCAATCCGCTGTTGCCAGCGGACCAAGGACTTGGATCCGCAGAAGTCCTCTTTGTGAACCAAGTTGGACCATCCGATGTCCAAGCCAATGGCACAACGATTGCTCTCCAACCAGGGCAATCTTATACTGTCATACCAAATACGACCACACCGGTTAGTGTGGCATCACTGAGTGCGAGTCATAAGTTCACTGCTGTTCAATGGGCATAACATGACTGATGCACCTCCCGCCGCTGGCGTTCGAGAAGCTGTCCTAGGTTCTGGTGCAGGTGGCCCGCTCACGGCCCCTGGTCCATGGGTTCAGGAAAAGGATGCAACTTCTGGGTTTGTTGTATATCTCGGAGGAGTTGTTATAGGAACGCCTCCTGGTGGAAATAAGGGGAATGCAACATTAAACCTTCCAACTCTTTATCTTAATGGTGTCTTAGTTAATCTTGGACTTTATTTTCCCTACACCGGTGGTACCTTTTCTGGAATGGTAACTCTGTTTGCAGATCCAGTTAATCCATATGATGCAGTTACGAAACGATATGTTGATAATGCAGTCAGTGTTATTAATTCTAACATGTTAACATATCTTCCTAAATCTGGTGGAACATTAACCGGTACTCTTACTATGGGACCTGGAGTAACTATTGCCTTGTCTCAAGATCCTACATCTAATCTTCAAGCAGCAACAAAGCAGTACGTAGATACTAAATTCACAGGACTAATCCCCATACCAGATGCTCCAGTAGATGGAAGCACCTATGGTCGAAACAATGGCGCATGGTCAAATGTTTTTGATAT